ACCGCGGCCCGCATCCCATCGTGGCGCATCCGCCGTGTGAGCGCTGGGGCCGATACTGGCACGGCTCGCCGCGCAAGCCGCATCAATATCAACTTGGTGATGATAACGGCTGCTTTGAGGCTGCCCTGCGGTCCCTGGTGCTGTGCGGTGGCGTGCTCGAACACCCGGCCTATTCGAAAGCATGGGACGCGTTTGATCTGCCAAAGCCTGATCATCGCGGCGGCTGGCGCCTCGCTGGCGGCTTTGCTGTCGCTCACGTTGAGCAAGCGCACTATGGGCACATAGCGCGCAAGGCGACTTGGCTGCTTGCGCACGAACCGTGCATGCTTCCAGAATTGATCTGGGGGCGGGCCGAGCAACGCCTGTCGCCTATTGCCGTCGAGAGGCACGGATATGAAAAAGCTCGGCGGTCGGGCGTCATGGCCTATGGCAAGGACAGGTCCAGGATCAGGGCGGCCACGCCGATTCCGTTCCGGGACCTTCTTATAAAAATCGCCAAATCGTCAAATTGATCCGTTGACATTCTCCCGGAAGCTTCTATGATTTGTTTGCAAGAGGCGACAGCAACACGACGGGAGATGGACATGAATGAGAGCACCAAATTCACCCGCATCATTCTTCCTGATGGGAATGGCAAGACTGTTTCAGGCCAGCTTGGCTTTCAGGTTGGCGAGCGCATCATGAAGGGCGATGTGGCAGAATGGCCGGAACTTAGCGGTTATCGCGTTTATGCGCGTCAGTTCGGGATTGGTGGGCGTTGCAATTATCGCGGTGAATATGAGTCTGGAACTTGCATGAACTTGCTAGTTAACTGACACCTCCGGCCGCGCGAATGCGGCCCAACCACCGAGCGACTAGCATGACCATGAGCGAATGCATGAAAGCGGCGCACGCCGAGGCCCGGAGCATCATCGCGGCGCGGAGCCGGATGGAAGGCCCGATCAGCTACCGAGAGGCGATAAAGTTCGGCCTTCGGCGGGTGTACAACAAGCTGCTGACGGATCGCAACATGGCGATCATCGCGGCGCAGGCGGAGACGCCGAAGTTCATGTGGCTGAGGGGGTGGTGATGACGGACAAGATTGAACATTCGCCGCTGCCGTGGTTTGCTGATCCGGACGACCGCGACGGGATGGAATGGAACATCCATATCGTAGAGCACGATCGCCCACATATGCGCATCTGCTTCATGTCTCGCGGAGATGAGAGCGCAGCCAATGCCGCCCTGATCGTCAAGGCTTGCAATGCCCATGCGAAGCTCGTCGCGGCCCTGGAGAAGATCGCAAGCGGCACAGAGGATACGGTTTTTCCATTTAGATGCTTGCCTGACAGCGAGATGAAGCGCATCGCGCGTGACGCCCTCGCCAGCCTCAAGGAGTGAGCCATCATGCGACACGAGAAGGTCTTGACCATGCACAGCGCGCCGGTCCGGCCCAGGCCGGGCATCCAGACGAAGCTGATCAACACGGCGGCCGGCCATCCGTTTGCCTTGGAACATAATGGAAATGCCTATAATTGACATGATTGGATATAGGTGCGGGCGATTACAGGTAATCGCCAGAGCGACCAATTCTAAAGGCGGTAAAGCGCGCTGGCTGTGTAGATGTGATTGCGGGAATACGACCGAAACAAGCAGTAGCAACTTAAAAGCCAGAGACACGGCTTCTTGTGGATGCGCTAAGATTGAGCAGCTTAAAGCTAGATCGAAAACGCATGGAAAGTCGGAAAGTAAGGAGTATTATACTTGGCTTAACATGAGAAGTCGGTGCAATGATAGTCGAAGCTCGCAGTATTATAAATACGGGCAACGAGGGATCTCCGTGTGTGACAGGTGGAACAAAATAGGAGGCGGGTTTGAGAACTTTCTCTCCGACTTGGGGCCATCTCCGTCGCGTAACCACTCTATTGAGAGGATCAATAATGACGGTAACTATGAGCCTGGGAATTGTCGCTGGGCTACAGATTTAGAGCAGGCAAACAATAAAAGAAACACGGTCTATGTAGTTTACCATGGAGAGCGGATGCCTCTTATGACCGCGATTCGAGTTTCGAAAACAAAACTTGATCGCAAGGTTATTCTCAATCGCATAAAGCGCGGCTGGGAGATTGATGATGCGATTGACCGACCTTCCCTCACCATAAAGAAAAAGGACGATCTCAATGCCGATTGAAGATTTCGCCCGGCAGATCGCCGGCAAGGTGTTCCACGCCGAGCTGCGCGCGTCACGCATGTTGGGCGGCGGCGAGAAGGCGGCGTTCCAGTCCGCGTTCGATGCGCTCGACGCGACGTATGCCGCGGTGTTCGCGGCCGAGCGGCCGGCGGTGCTGACACAGTTCCGGCCGGTGAGGGCCTGAACATGCCTCGCATGATCTCCTTTTCCATGACGACACCGCAGTTCATCGCCGGCACCAAGGATGTGACCCGCCGCATGGGATGGCTCACGCTGAAGGCTGGCGGCACGTTGATGGCCGTCGAGAAGGCCATGGGCCTCGGCAAAGGCGGCAAGGTCAAGCGGCTAGGCCTGATCCGCGTCAAGGACGTTCGGCGCGAGCCGTTGCGACGCATGGTTGATGATCGCGCATACGGCGTACAAGAGTGCGAGCGTGAAGGGTTTCCGCAGATGACAACGAAGGGCTTCGTTGAGTTTTTCTGTGACAGCCACAAAGGCTGCAAACCGGACACCATCGTCACCCGCATCGAATTTGAGAAAGCCTGACCCATGGACCACGACAAGATCGAAGCGGTGCTGAAGAAGCTGGACCATCTCCAGCAAGGCAACGATCTGTTGCCGTTCTCACAGCGCACCGTCGAAGCTGCCGCCGATCTCATCCGCGATCTCCGCACCGAGAACGGCAACCAGGAAACGAAGATCGTGGATCTGGAGGAGAAGGTTGAATCGGCAGCGGAGCCAGCGGCGTGGCAGTCCAGAGTTAGGATTGGTGGGAATTGGTCGAAATGGCGAGAAATTGACGGCGACCTTGGCGAGCAGAAGAAACGAATGGCATCAATGGCTGAGCAGGGGAAGTTTGAGGTTCGCCCCCTCTACATCGCCGACAACGCGGCACTGATAGCAGCAGTGCCGGCTTTGGTGGAGGCGTTGGAGAACATCTTGCGCGCAGAACTGGATTTCCGATCCACAATGCCGCCGGATTGGGAAGGCGACCCATTGCAAAGCGCATGTGATGTTGCCCGCGCCGCCTTCGCCTCGATCGGGAGGGCGCAGAAGTGAAGCTCAGTCCAACAGAATACAAAATTCTAAACCGCTTGACTCTTGTGGTCGGCGAAACGCTTCCGCGCGAATGGCTGATGCCATCTACTCGACGTATCGCCAGCAAGATGCGCATGCGCGGTTTGCTCAGCAAACGCGCCTGGGACAGGGGCGAAGTCGTTGCCACTGCGCTCGGGAAGCGCTCGTATAGCTACGGAAAGAGGTGACATCATGCACGACGCCCTGAAATCCCAACTCCCCCGGCCTGACCTTAGCGACGCCATCCGAGAGCGGGATGGGCGGATTGCTTGGCTCGAATCCGAGGTCGCGCGGCTTGATGCCGTGATTGCCGGGATGAAGAAGGAACGTCAGCCATGAGCGACGGCCTGAAGGATCATCTGCATACCGTACGGAAGAAGCTGATGCAGCTTTCTAAAGAAGATCTTGTTGTCGAGCTGCTTGGCGCGCTCCAAGCAGCTGTTGACATCAAGAAGGATTCCGCTGCCCGCATCGCCTCTCTGGAGGCGCAGCTTGCTGATAGCACCGACAAGGTAACTGCATGGAACAAGATTGCGGAGAAGAACGCCCGCATCGAAGCGCTGGAAGCGCAGTTGGCGGAGGCGCGGAAGGCGCTGGATGTCGCCGCCGCTGATTTGGTCGGATGCTGCAAGGACCCGGAAGCGCCGTTTGTCGCGGAAGCGGTCCGTCGCATTTGCGATGCCAAAATCGCCGCCTCCCCAAGGACCCATCAACGGGATCAGGATCATGAGCGCACCGCGCCGATCACTTATTGCTGGAATGGCAATGGCTGCAGCCGCAGCAGGGTTGTTAGCAGGCGCCGAGATACGAGCCGAGCCTCGTTCCCCGGCTCCGATCAAGAAGCGCCAGTCGCGCAAACAAGCCAATCGGTCCAAGAAACAATATCTGCTGAAAGGCATCCGACCATGAGCGAGAACAACGCAAGGCTGGAGCTGGCGGACGAACTATCCACGCTTCGCACGAAGCTTCTGAGCGCGCGTGACTTATCCTTATTGGGACGTGCAGTCGCCGCGCTCCGCTCAAGTGCGGAGCCGGTGGCAGCCGCAAGTAGTGGCGATGGCCAGTTGCTACGACATCATCTTGAACGGCTCGCGAACACCAAGATGGACATGTCGATGTTGGTTTGGAACACGATATCGAACGACATCCTTCGCATCGCTGACTCGCTCGCCGCACGGCCACGAGTACACCGAGCAAAACACTCGCATCAGCCCGAAGGGAAGTCGTTCCTGCCGGGCGTGCGATAAAATATCGCGGATTGCGATGGTCGGCCAAGAGATCCGCACTTAATCGCGCCCGCGCAGCGATTGCGTAGAGGATGAGGAGAAAAAAACCATGGGTGATCGAAAAGAACTGCAGTCCCCGCTCCGTCGCGCCAAAATAGGCGTCTCGAATTGGCTCGGGGCATTGCCGGAAGGTGCAAAATTGGATGCGGAAATTGCCCTCGATAAGCTGATCGAGGTTGCCGAGCGCGAGATCGAGCAGGCTTACTTCGACGGAAACAATCACCGAGCCGGCGCGGAACGCATGCGCCCGTTCCTGCCCAAATAGTCACCCACGACGACTGCCAACCTGTAAGGATGGCGCTGAACCGGGCGGTTTCATTTCATTGCCGACCCGAAACTAGCTGGGAGCACCGCAAATGGGCTCCCAGCCCTCTTGCCCGTCGCTGATCTCCTCTGCTATCCATAGCAGCCATGGGGACACCAATGCAATCAACGGCTTGCCACGAGTACAGCGTCGTTCAATACTGCCCATGGACGGGCAGTAAGTGCACCTGCACCACATTCCCATGGACGGTCGACAACCTGATCCCTCGACGGTGTGAGATGGGGATTTCGCTAGACCTTATTCCTTTGCGGAAGGTGCGCCAGCCGCTCAAGGCCCTGTACGAGATTTACAAGGCTGAGCTGGAGAACGGCACATACGATTACACCGATCCAAAATGGGCGGTGCGATGAAGCCTAGGAAGAAGCCAAAGGCTAAGCAGGCCGCCGAGCCAAAACGAGGCCGCGGCCGGCCCAAAGGTATCACTGCCTACCGGCCAGAGTTCGTGCCATGGGCCGCAAAGGCATTCGAAGCCGGCATGACCGACTTCGAAGTGGCACAGCTGCTGCGAGTATCGGAAAAAACCCTCAACCACTGGAAGCTCGACCACCCCGAATTTCTTTCCGCCCTAAAAACCGGCAAACACGTTCCCGACGAGCGCGTGGTCAGAACCTTATTCCACAAGGCCACCGGCTATTCCTACGAGGCCGAGGAGGTTTTCTGCCAAAACGGCGTCGTGACCCGCGTTCCCGTGGTCAAGCACGTCCCGCCCGACACCACCGCCATGATTTTCTGGCTGAAAAACCGCCGGCCAGCGGAGTGGCGCGACCGGCACGAGACGCAGATGAACGTGAGCGTGAGCCTGGCGGAGCTGGTGAACCTCTCGTTCCGTCCTGACCTGCCCGAGCCGAAGGTGATCGAGCACGAGCCGGACGAATCCGAGAAATAGTATTGAAACTGTTTTAAAACCGTGTCATGGTTCGGCTATGGCAAATGCACCTTCCAAATTGGACCAGCTGCGCGCCTTGAGAGAGGCGAACGTGGCGCGGTCGAAGCCAAACCCATTGCAAGACACGGCGCGCGGTCGAGATCCGGCGCCAAAGAGTTCTGACGGCGGCACGGGAAGCAGACGTGCAAAGGAAGGGCTTGGTCCAGACCCTGATCGCGCCGGAGTTCACCGGGTGAACCGCGATCTAAATCACGGCCTTGCTGGAGTAGCGCCCAGCCCGTCAGAAGCCAAACGCAAGACCGGGCGCCCGCGGATCGGCGAGATACGTGACAGGCCGTGGGAAGCGGCTGGGATGTCGCGCTCGACGTGGTATCGCCGCAAAGCCGAAGCTGAAGCTGAAGCCGAGGAGATCGGCGCCGCCGCAGCGGCAGCGCTGGATCGCCGCAAGGCAGAGGAGCGTGGAAACTAACAGTTTCCGGGGAATGCGAGGAGGCCAGACTTCCAGGAACAGCTCCTCAAAGCCCGGCGAGCAGCGCGGCCGGATTCACTCCATCGGCGCCGCGCGGGCGCTCAATTCAGGGAGGGATGAGAGATGAATGAGAAATTGATCAAGTTGGCAGCAACGTGCGAAACGGCGACGGGTTCTCTCCGAGTGCTCGATTTCGAAATTCATATTGAGGCCATTGAAGATGGCATTTGGCCGACGATGGATAGACACGGCCGGATCATCAATCCTGATGCAAAAATGTCGGACTACCTTGCAGCATACCGGAGCGTGATTGACTCCGACGATCAGGACTTTGACCTCCCGCGCTACACCGCTTCTTTGGACGCAGCGCTGACACTGGTGCCTGAAGGGTACGACTACATCATTGAGCACACGAATGGTGGTCTGACGATCTGTGCCAGGGTTGGTCACAATGATCCAGATAAAAACTCGTGGGGCGAGACGCCTGCCCTCGCTCTTTGTGCTGCCGCCCTGCGTGCGAGGGCAGCACTATGACCGCCGCAGCGCTCCTATTCACCGTGCTCTGCGGCTACCTGCTCGGCAGGATCCACGAGAACGAGCATTTGGCGCGGAAGGCGAGGAGGGGAAGATGATCAAGGTATTCAGGTCCACTTGGCGCAATCGTTGGCATGTCTACGAGGTCGATACTGGCGGCAAGGTCTGGCTCGCTTCGTTTCGTAGCGCGCGCGCAGCATACGACTGGGCTAATTCAGAGACCAAGCCTTGCCGGTGATGATCTACTTCGCCGAGGGCCTGATCTGGCTAGGCATATATGCGGCTGGCATCGGGATTATTGAGGGAGCAAGACTACGATGATCGTATATTATGCAATATTGTTGTGGCTCGATACTTGGATTATCATGAGTTCGATTGAGAAAGTTCAGAAGATAGCGCAAAGCCATCTCAACTGGCATGCAGCCTACTCGGACTGGGAGCGTGAGAAGTCGAGGACAATCACGCAATCCAGCCCTCGCGCGCGGCTGAGCTATCGTCGGCGCCGAGCATGACCCCATCGCCCGGCCAGATCTGGAAAGACAACGACAAGCGCATCGATCGCTACGTGCGCATCACGGGCATCGGCGCGGAGTTTGTCCGAATGGTGCGGGTGAACGAGGATGGGACGGATTACCCGAAGGCGTATAACACGGCGTCGCGGGCGGCCAGGTTCAGGGAGCCGGGCAGGAACGGTTTCACATTCGTGAGAGGACAATGAGCGACCGCAAATGGATTCGCTGCCGCTACTTCAAGCCGCAGCCGACGCAGGTCAAATGTGAGGTTTGCCGCGAGCCGTTCAGCTACGTTCGTCGATCCAAGCCGCGCCGCTACTGCTCGGTCTGCGCGCATGAGGTCAGGCTGAAGCAAATGCGAAACTGCAACGCACTCATCCGGAATTTAGAGCGCGCTGCGAGGGAAACAGTGACGCGCAAGGAGATATTGCGATGAGATTGATCTGCGTGGACGCAACATATGCGACATGTGGTCTCGCCGTCGGCAATGAATACGAGCGTCTTGCAGTTGATGCTCGCGGTATGGTCAAGGTCGACTGTTGCGAGCTGCATAGCAGACCAGGCGACGGGTTTTGGTATAGAAGTCGCTTCCGCCCGGTTCGCAAGACCGACATCAGTTGCTTCCGCGCGATGCTCGACACCACCAAACACAAGGAGCCGGTCGGATGATCGTGGATGTGGAACCGGGCGATGTATACGCGGACGACAACGGCAAGCTCTGGCGCGTCGTCGGCGTCTTCCATGAGCCATCTGTGAGCATGGAAGAAATCGAGCACACCGTGCCTGACAATCCGCTGCGGGTAACTGGCGGCATGAGCGGTCTGATGTGGCATAGATTCCGCCGCATCTTTCGCCCGGAAAAGCGCAAGGAACTGGTCGGATGAGTGAGCTTTACGGTCGCGGTCCTTTGATGGATGCTTTGCCGGGACTGAAGTCGATGCGCATGTCGCCGCGCGGGAAATGGAAGGCCGCATGGCGCCAGGTTCGCATCCTCCGGCGCGAAACTTCCAAGGCTCAACGTGACATGCTGATCTTTGGAACCGGATACGTGTTCGTGAGCGGGGACGGCTTCATCAACCATGTTCTGCCCGACGCGGTCCTGATTGGGTCTGACGGCAGCATCACCAGGAAAGGCGCGCTATGAACCACAACCTCGGCTGCGGCCACTGCAACCGCCCTCTGGAGGATTGCGACTGCGGCGTGGACTACGAGATCGCGTACCGGCCAAGTCTTGAGACGGAGGATGACGATTTTGCGCTATTTGCGCCCGTCCTCATCTTCTTCGGCGTGGTCATTGCTTTGACCGGGATTGTCACATGCTTCATCATGTGGGGCGATTTCTAGCCGTGACCGTAGCGCGCAACCCATCGTGGAAATCGCAGGCAAAGCGTTGCATAAGCTGCCCGTGGCTGTTCAGCTGCAGGGCGGAGGACGAGGACCGCACGCGCTGCTGGCCTGCACGAGCAAGATGGGCGAGCTGCGGTTAAGGCCAGAGCCTTATAAGCATTCTGAATCAGAAGTGTCTGAGGTAAAAGAATGGGCGAAGTCGTGAACATGATGGCTCAGAAGCGTCTGATTCGAGAAGCGCGAGAGGCGAGAGCGAAGCGGAAGGCTGAGCGGAAAAGCGCGGCCGATCGGCTTGTTGAACATCTGACGCCGCATAGACTAGCAGATGGCTCATATCTGCTGCCTGGCGGAATTGATGACATGGAGGTGTGACGATGAAAGAATGGCTATCAATCGATAGTGCTCCGCGCAATATGACCGAGATCGAGGTAATGGACCCTGATTGCGGTCAGTTTCTAATGCGGTGGAATCCAGCCGGCCATAATCCGATTTTTCAGAAAGAATACGGGAATGGGATATGGGAGTGTCCTGGCGGAAATTTTACGTGGAGCGAGGACGAAGGATGCGGGCCGCGATATTGGCGGCCAGCGCGCGGCGGTCACCGCGCATCACTAGGAGAGCAGAATGGATTACGCCAAGGCGACACAGCATGACGCGGAGAAATACGCCTACAAAACCGATGCTCCGGCGCAGACCGCATTGGATTCGATCCACGCGCAGCTGCGCGCTAGCTTCGATGAGCTCGTGGCAATTCAAGACCGCATCAGTGGTGTGCTCAACCGATCATTCGGCGAATCGCCATCGACGGCGAGCGAAAGCTCTCCCAAGCCGCGGCCGGTCCGAAGCGGCGCCCTCGGCAACATCGAAGACGGCCAGGACAACATCAGGGAGATGATCTCCAATATCAGCAGCCAGATCGCCCGGCTGGAAACCATTGCCTGATGGGTGACCCCAACCTCGAAGCAGGTTCAAATCTGAAACGGTGGCGGGAGCATCCCGCCGCCTACGTCGAGGAGCGCTTCAAGGTGAAGCCTGACCCAGCGCAGGCCGAAGCGCTTGAGGCGTTCCCGAACAATCCCCGCATCGCGCTGCAGGCCTGCACAGGAGCGGGCAAGACCAGCACGCTCGCTTGGCTGGGCTGGAATTTCATGCTGACCAGGCCGTACCCGATCGTCGGCGCCACATCGATCTCGGGCGACAACCTCAAGGCCAATCTTTGGACAGAATTAGCCCGCTGGCGCAATGTCGACCCGATGCTGAACGAGCTGTTCGACCAGACCACGAAGTCGATCACCAACCGCCAATCCCCCGAAACGTGGAAGATGGAGGCGCGGACATGGGACAGATCGGCCGACGCGGCGAACATCGGCAACTCGCTGCGCGGCATCCACGCGCAATACGTCATGTGGCTGTTGGACGAGACTGGAGGTTATCCCGACGCGATCCTGCCGACGTGCGAAGCAATCTTCTCGGGAAGCCCGAAGGAGGCGCACATTGTGCAGGCCGGCAACCCAATCCGCCGCGCAGGGCCGCTGTGGAAGGCCGCGAGCTCGGGGCGCAAATCCTGGTACGTGATTGAGATCACCGCCGACCCTGACGCGCCGAACCGCACCCCGCGCGTGTCGGTGGAGCATGCCCGCCAGCAGATCGCGGATTGGGGCGGCCGCGAATCGCCCTTCGTGATGGTGAACGTGCTCGGCAAGTTCCCGCTGGCTGATTTCAACGCGCTGATCTCGACCGAGGAATGCGAGGCGGCGATGAAGCGCTATTACCGCCCCGACGAGATCGGCGACGCGGCGCGCGTGATGGGCATCGACGTCGCTGCCGAGGGCGACGACGCGAGCGTGATCTTCTGCCGGCAGGGCCTGCAGAGCTTCCCGATGATCAAGAAGCGGAACATCAACTCGACCCAGGGCGCCGGCCTGGTCGCGCGCAAATGGGAGGATTGGGGCGCTGACGCCGCATTCATCGACATGACCGGCGGGTTCGGTGCGGGCTGGTTCGACAAGCTGGTCGAGTTGCACAAAGCGCCGATCGGCGTGCAGTTCGCCGGCGAGGCGCACGAGAGCTCGCGGTATTTCAACAAGCGGACCGAGATGTATTTCGACGCCTGCGAATGGATCAAGCGGGGCGGCGCGCTGCCACCGAGCCCGGAGATCACTGCGGCGCTGACCCAGACGCTCTACACCTTTAAGGGCGATCGGCTGCTGCTCGAGCCCAAGAAGCTCGTGAAGCAGAAGCTCGGCTATTCTCCCGACGAGGCGGACGCGCTGGTGCTGACCTTCGCGGAGCCGGTGGTGCGGGCGTCGCGCACGCTGGTCAAGCCGCGGCACACCGCCAATTATGACCCGTTCCGCGAGGCGAACGCGGGCTTCAACCTGAAATCGGCCGTAGATTCGTCATACGACCCGTTCAAATAGGGACGACACCATGAACGCACCTTTGAAGGAAATGCCGCGCTACGTGAGCCACAAGACGGTTCACGCGCTCAAGATTGCCGCGATCGAGATTCACGAGGACAAGTCGGCCACGATCGCGCCTGTGGATGGCGGGATCGGCTCAGCGTTCCAAACCAAAGCTGGCTGGGCCGAGCGCTTCACCGGCTCCGAGGAGGACAAGGGATATTTCGTTCAATATGCCGACGGCTTTGCCTCATGGTCGCCGACGAAGGCGTTCGAGGAAGGCTACACGCGCGAGGGCGAAGCAAAGCAGCACGCAGGTCTGCCGGTTTCCGGCTACAAGCCACAGAACTCATATGCCGTCAGCATGGTGAACGCGAACAAGCACATGGAGGAGGAAATCCTCCGGCAATTGGACATGATGGCGAAGGACGACCAGTTGAAGGTCGATCATCGCTGGCTTGCAATCGGCCGGACGGCGATCGAGCAGGCGTTCATGGCGATCAACCGCGCGATCTTCAAGCCCGGCCGCGTCGCGCTGCCCGGCGACAGCGAGTAACATAGGACACAACAACCCCTAGCAACCAGCCGCCCGATGCGCTACTTTCGCGGGTGCATCGGGTGGGGCTTGCAGAAATGACAAAATGGATTCGGGTGACGCTCGCGGCCATAGCCGGTGTCGTCGCAATCGCCCTGCTCGCTTCTCCCCCGACGTCCGGCCAGATCCGCGATCCCGCCATGCCAGGGCCTCAA